GTGTTGATATGCTTGCTAGTGAATTGATTCGTCAGCTTCAGGAAGAAATTGACCTAAGTGGTGATCGACCCGTTGTGGATGCCGCTGGGGCTGAGATTGTAAGCATTGATGTTGATGCCGACATTTTTCTTGAAGTCGAGTAGTGGTAGCTGATAATGTCGCCGATATCGACACATGGAGAACGGAACGTGACGGATCGGCCGCGAGGTCAGGTGAACCGCGACGTGTTAGCAGACGTGCCGGTGAATATGACCCGGATGAGTTCTACGTCCGGTCAACTAATAAACACGACCATAGTGACCAAACAAGAATTCGCATCCCTGGCGATGTGCTTGCAGAGTTATCGGGGTTAATCGCTAGTAAGGAAATTCCTGAGTACCGAACGGTAAGTGACTTTTTTCGTGACGCGGCTGTTCATCGTCTGCATTACATCGCGGACATGTCGGGGAATGCACACCTGATGTTTTGGGTGCAGGCTGAAATGCGGGCTAGCCGTGTTGAGGCGCAGGAACGTGAAGCTGCCAGTAATCAGGCGTTGGTTGATTCGTGGAAGAAACGGGTTAATGGCGCGATGAATGCTGGTGATAGGATCGGGCTGGAAAAAGCTAGGGAAATGCTGGCCGATGATATTGAATGGGTCAGAGAACCGTACAAAGGTATGTTGATTCAGATACTGGGAGGTATCGTGTAATGGAAACGGAAATCGTATTTGAAGTAAAGATCAAGCTTAAGGGCAAGCAAAAGTTGCGCCGATTCACTTCCACCAACAAGTATAGTCATTGTATGCTTGGTTCTGATGGGGAATTATGGTTGGAAGGTTACGCTACGCTAATTCCTGCTGATGCGGCCGGACCTCTTGCACCCAATCAGGCAGGTTGAAATCCATCAGGGTCAGTGCATCGGAGGGGGGAGCAGTAAAGGCCACGGAACCAACCTCACGCTCGGATGACGGTGGACCATCCTCAGATACAGGGCTTAGCTGCATCTGAACCCCCTCCGTTGCAGTGGTAGAGGTACCGAGAGAAACCTCATCCACTACATTGAGACTTTGATTAACCTTGCGCCACAATACCACAGCGAGCATGTGGCTGCAAATCTTTTTATCCCGGTATGCCTCACACACACAACGATACTTGTTAACCTGATTCGACCATGTGACGTAGTATTTTGCACGCGGCTGAGTTGAGGTTGGCTGATTTAAAGGCACAGGGTAGGTTGTTTATCGCTGGTGGAGAGGATGTTAAACATGAGCGGAAGGTCAAGACGGCTGCTCGATTGGTTTCTGATATCTACAGTGTTCTTGCTAACCACGGGTCTGGTGTCGGTGATGATGCTGACGATAATCCGGGCGATAACTGGGTAAGGGACAATAATGATGCGCTTAGATTGAAGGCTGTATCTGTGGCTGAGTATAGTAAGCGCATGTTGTGGAATCATTGTGATCAGTGGTTGTGCATGTCCGCGACGATTATCAGTCCGGAACTTATGGCGGAGAGTTTGGGTTTGGAGGATGATGAGTGGGGTGTGGTTCGGGTTCCTATGACGTTCCCTGTTGAGAACCGGCCTATTTATCAGGTGCCGGTAGTGAGCATGACGTACAAGGATAAGGATACTGCTTGGCCCGAGATGGTTGAGGGTATTGTAAAGGTTGTCGGGCAGAGTAAGCACGACGGAGAAAGGGTGTTGATTCATGGTGTATCATATGCATTGTGCAAGGAAATCGTCAGTGGTTTGCAACGGGCAGGATTGCGTGATGGATCGACGGGACAGCAACGCAGAATTCTTACGTACAAAACTGCGTGGGAACGGGCAAACTGTCTTGTTGACTTTCGGGCTAGCAACGGAGCGGTTCTAGTCGCGCCAAGTATGGATCGTGGCGTTGACTTTAAAAACGATGACTGTCGCGTTGTTATTCTGCCTAAGGTTCCGGCACCGAGTTTAGGTGATCCGCAGGTGAGTAAGAAAATGCATGGGGCTAGTGGGCAGTTGTGGTATGATGTGCAGATTATCCGGAGCATTGTGCAGATGACTGGCCGGGGGGTTAGAAGTGCCGATGATTGGTGTGCGACATATGTGCTGGATAGTCAGTTCGGAATGAATGTGTATAAGAAACGACGGAGGTTGTTTCCTGAATGGTGGAGGGATGCAGTTATCTTCACTAGATTGAGGGATTTGGAGTAAGTGAAATTTAAGCCCGGCTGGTGGAATTGGCTTACACAGGAGACTTAAAATCTCCCGAGAGTAAAATCTCATGCGGGTTCGATCCCCGCGCCGGGCACAACGGCACCCATGGTAATTCGGTTTATACGGGCGGCGTCTCAGCGTACGTGTAAAAACCTTTACCTACTACGGTACTTATCCAGTTGAGGGTAAGATGGTCAATGCCAACTGAGACACTTACTGATCAGCTATATGCAGATCGGCAGGAACGCTAGTGGGCACTAGTGCATGTTGGAGGTTCGAGTCCTCCCGTTCCTACTACCTACTCAGTTGTATCAATACGGCAGGGTACAATCAATATCCACAAAACAGAAAGTCAACATAATGCCTGAAATTGATGAGTTTGATTCTTGGCAAACCGGAACGGGATTCGTCTCTGATTTCGATGCGGTGATCCGTAACGCGTATTTCGAGTTTGACCCGGAGTACATGAACGGTGAAAAGCTGCTTCTGAAGATGGACGTTGTGTCTCCTGATCCCGAGGTTGGGCGCGAGGGGAACGGTACCGATACGATCCGCTTCACTTGCGGTTCGGCTTGGGAGCCGAAGGAGAAGGGCGCCATTGCTGTCCATGAGTCCGGTAAGGCCAAGCCTTTCAACAACAGCACGGGCATGGGGGTTTTGATTGACTCCGTGTGTGAAATCCCTGAGTTGCTGAAGGTGATTAAGGCCCGTGGTCTTAGCACTGAAGCAAAGGTCTGGAAGGGCCTTGACGTGCATTTCAGCAGGATCACCAAGGAAGGTGATTTCGGTGAAGGCGGTACGTCGAAGTACAGCCAGATCATCATTGACCGTTTCAATGGTGCTGATGGGAACACGGCTACTGCTAGCCAGGACGCTCAGGCTGCCGTTCCGGCTCAGTCCGCTGCCGAAGCTGCCGGTTCGTCTGAGCCTGCATCGGGTAACGCCGCGGAGGGTAAGTTTGAGGCTGCGGTTAAGTTCAAGCTGAAGCAGTACGCGAAGACTGTTGATGACCATGATTCGTTTGTGATGGGTGTTCTTGATGGTACCGCTGGTGTTGAGTTGACGCCGGAGATTGAGAACGCGGTCATGGATGAGGCTGTTTATCTGGCGCTGAAGGGCTGAGGTGACTGAGATGGCGAACGTGAACGTCTCGATCCCCGATGCTCTGGCCCAGTTCGATGGGGAGGTTGATGCTTTGGGCGATGCCCTGAAGCTGCTCCGTGAAAAGCTGGCGCCGGTGTCTGCTGGTAACGGCCCGTCTACCCTGCCCGATCGTCTGGCTGAAGAAAAGGGCCAGGGTAGTCAGGTTGCCAAGCGAATTCAGAGCCGGACCTTGAGCGTACAGCAGGCGCGTGGTGAGGTTCTGGCGCTGATCGAACGGCTGGACTTCTAAGGGAGCAGGGCTAGGGGTTGTGGTTCGTGGGGTCGGGACGTACATGGAGCGTTCCGGCCCCATCTCCCCTGGTAGTGGGGTTCCTGTGAGTGAATCTGAGAAATCTTCGGATTAGGGGTTGACGTGTTGGTGGGAGTGGGCTTAGGGTGTCCTCATCGAAACCGACCGGGCAGACCGCACGGCAGGAACACTAACTAGGAGAAAATACAATGAGTACCTTTGAAGATACGATCACTGATACCGAGGCTGAGGTCACCGATGAGGTTGCTGACCTGAACGCTGACACCGAAACCGTTATTAAGGACGGCGAGGATGTTACCCCCAAGCCGAAGCGTCCCCGTATCGCTCCGACTTATGAGCTTGGCTTTGTTGGCGATGAGCTTCCGGCTGATGAAAAGGTTGTGCGGACTGGTGGTCAGGGTCGCCCTGGCGACATGTTTGTCGAGCTTCTTTCGCCGATCGTTGCTGACGCTGATCTTCATGGCGCTTGGCTTGTTGTCGCTGAGTACGGCACGAGTGGTGGTGCGAAGGGTGCGAAGAAGGCCATTGATGCCGGTGAGCGCATTATTCCCGCTGGTCTCTGGGAGTTCGATTCCCGCCGGTTCAACGCTCCGCTGTTCGTGAACGCTGACGGCAAGACTGTTCTTGAGGCTGAGGGTAATGAGCCTCAGATCGGCGAGGATGGCGAGCAGGAGACGCGCCGTTGCTCCCGCCTGTACGTCAAGTACCATGGTGCTGACGGCGAGGCGAGCGAAGGCCAGATTAAGTCCGATTACGTCGCTCCGGCTGTTGAGGATGACGACGATGATGAGGATGAGGACTGAATGAACTTGGGCGGGTGATTGTAGGGGAACCTACTCTGCTCCCAAACCCTTCCACCCGATAAATAGCCACAATAATCCCCCTCGGGGGACGGGTGGTAAAGTTTAGGTAGGGCATTACGGTGGATCATTCCCACTGCCTACCTTCCCCCGGTGAACGCAACAGTTAGTAACCGGGGTATTTCCCCCCACACCACAGGCACCCTGCCACATGATGATCAGTCACCCCTCCAGAGGCTGGTTTGAATGTGGCAGGGTGTTTGTCGTTCCAAGTCGATTTACACAATAGGAGAGTTATGGCAGACCATAGAAGTGACGTTTACCGCGATACGGAGACTGACAAGCTCATTTTCCGCGCATCATCAATCAACCGTTGCGACCTGTCTCTAATTTACGCCGCGTTGGAGTACCCTGAAGAGCAGGCGCCGGATAAGGTTCAGCGCGGTTATGATGAGGGGTCTGCGGCTGAGGATGAAATTCTACGCCGGTTCTGTAACGGTGAGTTTCACGGCACGAAGTGGAAGTTGTTGGACCCTGCTGATTTGAAGTCCTATCACGATGGGACTGGGGTTGGTTTCCCGTACAGTTCACGCGCAATTATGGATGATGGGCAGTTCACCATTGAAATCCCGGTGGGGTTGAATTGGGTGGTGAGGGGTCACGGGGATGGTATCGCAGAATGTTTTGAGCAACCTGTTGATGCTCCTGTTGATTTTCGGAATAATCGTCGCTGTGTAGTCGAGGCAAAGTTTCTAGGCCCCGACTATTTCCGCAAATTCCTCAAGCATGGCATTTCCGCCTTTCCGTATTACGAGTGGCAGGTTTCAACATATGGCATGTCTACCGGGTTAGACGTCATGTTTATTGTTGGGGAGAAGTTGCGCCGGGATGATGGTGGGGCGCCTGATGTTGGCCGGGTCGAGGTCGTTCACATTCGGAATAGTGATCTGCCAGTCAAGCTTGCACAGTTGAAGATGCGCGTCATGAAGATCGGTAAGATGATCGAAACCGCGCAGAGGGATGGGATTGATGCATTAGGGTTAGGTGAATGCGATGGAAAGGCACAATATCCATGCGCGTTTTATCCGTTCCATGCTGAGGGGGTGGATAAATTCGCCCCTGAAGCTAAGGTGGCGGTGAAGCAAGGCAGTGGCGCGACTATTAAGGTCGATAAGGAAAAGCCTGAGGCAATTACAATCACTGACGCTAAGGATATGTGGGTGTTGAGGAAATCCGCGCAGGATTACCAGGCAGCGCTTAATACTGAAAAAGGCGTTAAGGCTATGAAGGCTAAGGCTAAGGCTGATGTTGATGCAGTGCTGGATAAGTACCGACCAAAGGGTGTGATGATTGATGGTAAAGATGGGGAAGTTGAGTATAAGGGTGGAGTATTTCGGGGGGTGGTGGATGGAGTGGAAGTTGAAGTGGGATGGACGCATTCTTATTCGCCTGGAGGTGAACCGACCGTGACTGGTAGTAGGACGACAGATAGCCCGAAGTTTACACTGAAGAAGGTTGATGATAAGTGAGTCCTGTTCTTAGTCTCCAAACTCCTATCCGTACCCGCGAACGTATTCTAACGTTTGGCGTTGGTGGTGTAGGTAAGTCTAACTCCATTCTGCAAATTGCCCGCAAGTGCCCGAACCGGCATTTTTACATCATTGATAACGATGTGTCCCCGAGCTACAACCGCGCCCTAGATACCGAGTTCACTGATCTGAATAATGTGACTGTGCGCGAGACTGATCCTGATGATTGGGAAGATGGACTCACCGCCGCACAGGAATTAGGTCCTGAGGTTGGGTATGATGATTGGCTTGCATTTGATTCCATGACTAGCCCATGGGATGCTGTTCAGTCTTGGTTTATCGGCAAGCTGCATGGCGAGAACGATGCCGATTACTTCATGCGGGTTCGGGAAGAGATTGAGGCGTTTAATAGTAATGCTAAGGCTGCCGATAAGAAGAAATCCGCGAACCCGTTTGAAGGGTTTATGGATTGGCCGGCGATTAACAAGCAGTATTTCCTGCTAACCAAGGCGCTGTTTAAAACTCGTGGTCATCTGTATATCACCGCTGAACAGACCACGTTAACTAAGAGTGAGGCTGATGAGATTAAAGGGTTGTTTGGCCCGTATGGTGTGAAGCCTAAGGGTCAGAAGAAACTGACGCACCAACCCCATACCATTCTACTGCTTACTAAGTCGCGGCAGGGTGAGTATCGCATTACAACCATTAAGGATCGGAGTAGGGCTGAAGTTGAAGAAAAGCCTGTGGTGGATTTCAGTAAGGATTATCTGAGGGATATCGCGGGTTGGAAGATGGAGGTTGTGAAAGATGGGGAGTAAGCGTCTTAAGTCATCTGATGGTAAGTCTCAGTGGGGGTTCTGGCAGTGGTTTGATATCACTGACATTCACCCCCCGTATGACCTATATATGCGTCGGTTGTATGTGGTTAAAACGCCGGTTGGTGGGTTGTATGTGCATTGGATTTTTCGCCCCGACCATGATCGGGAATTGCATGATCATCCGTGGAGTTTTGCAAGTTTGATTGTTAAGGGTGGATATCAGGAAGAAATTCCTAAATACTCACCCGGCTCTGACCCGTTCAGTAGGTGGTCTAGGTTGCAGTCTTGGAATCGCTGGTCGGTGCATCGTATGAAGGCTACTGACCGGCATCGTATCGTGAGTCTAAATCGAACCCCCACCATGACTGTGTGTCTTGTTGGTCGCCGTGAGCGTGATTGGGGTTTTTGGATGGTTAATGGTTTGTGGATGCAGTGGGAAGAATTTATCGCTATGAAACAAGCTGAACGGGCCGAGCATGGCAACGCGTAAATCCCTGACCCAATTCCAAATCAAGCGGTCATCTATCCCAATTAAAGTAGCTCTACCATGCGGCTGTGAGTCCGAGCCGTTAATCCACACATCAGGTGAACGTGTAGTGTATTGCCATTTGCATAACGGCAAGTACATTGTGGGGATCAGTGTGCCGGATGTGTTGGAGGTTGAAGTGTGGGAAGATTTGACCTATGATAAGGACGATGTGTGATGCGTAGGTTGCAATGGTTTAACAAGCGTTTGGAGTCTGGCGATTACGATGACTCGGAATTGTTTAGCCCTACGAAACAAAATCCTGCCAATGTAACGTCTAGCTTGGCCGATGATGGATTTCATTATCCTGCACTGGATATTGATGTGCCATGTAGGGTTGTTCCCTCGTCCACGCCGGGTCATAGTCATCTTTATTTCGATGAAACTAAACTGACCTGGCCTCAATACGTGAACCTGATGAATGTTCTAGCTGATTGTGGAATTCTGGAACGTGGTTATGTTGCAGCGTCCAGGGCTAAGGGTCAGTCACTGTTAAGGCTGCCAGGGGTGACTAAGTGATTGTCGCCCCAACGGAACCACCTAAACTTAGAGCGGTAGCCGATCGTGTAAATTTATGGCCTGAGACTATGGGAGCAGATATCGCATGGGTGCAGAACGGGAAGAAGATTGGGGTTCAGCGGAAGGAACTACGGGACCTTATCGCCAGCCTGGCCGATGGCCGTTTAGGTCAACAGCTAGTTATGATGAATGCCTTAGATATTGGGGTTCTCTTGATCGAAGGCAAGCCACGTTTCAGCATGGACGGGGAGTTAATCAACGGTAGCGGGTTTGGTGTGCCTTTCACGTTTAGTCAGTGGCTGGGTGTTAAGTGGACGGCGCAGTTGATGGGTGTGTGGGTTGATCATACGGACGATTTAGATGGGACGATTCAATGGTTGCAGAGTTTCAAACGGTGGACGGCAAAACCACGGCACAACTCGCTGATCAAGCGCGAGAAGGTGTCAGGTTCGTGGGGGAGTGCGGACTCTGCGGACTTTGCCCGGCATATTTTAATGGGATTCCCAGGGGTGGGTGTCGAGGTAGCTACACGGATTGTTGCCCGGTACGGGTTGCCGTTGGAGTGGACAGTTGGAGTGGATGATCTGATGGAGGTTGAGGGGATTGGGAAGGTTAAGGCGAAGAAGCTGGTTGGTATGTTGGATGGGGGGAAGTTGAAATGACTGGTGAGGTTGATGTTGCAGAGTTTTTCCACGCCCATGATTTACTGACTGCGCCAGTAAGATTGGAACCTTTACCATCTTACGCGTCACGCGATTTATATAGGCAGATCAGTGGCTGTACTGAGTGCGCGCTGTCCAAGGCCGGTAACCCTTATCTCCCTGGTCCGCTAACTAATTCCGGCTTAACCATCCTGACCCCCGACCCTGGCTTACAATCAGACCTGAACCAAACGATCATCAGGTGGATTCATGCCGGGTTAAACAGGGATATAGTGTATAGTTTGGTTGGGTTGACGCAATGTAAATCCGCTGATGGGGTTGGGTCGGTGGCTCAGCAGGTGAAATGCGCCCCAAACGTCTCAGCCAGCCTACGTGCCAGCACGCCGCGCTGGATTTTCCTAGTAGGCCAGAGTTCAATTGACTATTGGCAGCGCTGCGTGGGAGCGCCTAGGGGTGAGTTCTATGATGCAACTCAGGTGGAGCTACGGGTTAGGAAGGGGAGTAAAAAGAAACGCAAGGTAAGCCAGCTTGAGGTTGACATGTTGCGGGAGGATAATTCGATAAGTATGGATTGGGTTGCGGGGAGGGTTGGTATTTGGCCTGAGATGGGCGCGTATGTTATGCCGCTACCGGAACCTGATGACTCGCGGTGGACTATGCGCCGGGTTGTTAATCGCGTGAGTCTGTTGAGTAAGTGGATTGTTGGTGATAATGCGAATACATTGGAGTGGTTGTCTGTGCATTGTGTGAAGTGTCCTGGGTTCGTGTGGAAATATACTGATGATGGTATGGCTTGGTGTAAGGAGCATTACTGTGGGTAAATTCTTGGTGTTCATTGGAGCAATATTTATTGGGATGGGGTTGCAGGGTTCACCTATTCAGAATGCATTTGTAGGGCTTGGTGTCTTGTTTATGATTTGGGGGAATGGTGGCGAATAAACCAACCCCTCATCCCGCGAAGTTTTCCGATGAGGTTATTCGCACCTTGTCCGCGATCTTCACCGAACACAATATCACCGGCACTGGCTTTCATCCTTTTGCTGGGGTATCAAAGGGTGTTGATGTATTAGAGTCACCTGAGCGGTACATTATCGGCCTTGAGCTTGAACCGGAGTGGGCTGAGCAGAAACCGGGCACGGTAACTGGCGATGTGTTGAAGTTGGCTATGTTGGGTTTCAAGCCAGCTATGTTCGATTTCGCTTTTTGGTCCCCAACCTACGGTAATCGTATGGCTGATCATCATGTAGCAAAGGATGATTCACGACGACATACCTACACTCATTACATCGGGCGGGGGTTGAGTGAAGGTAATACTGGTGCGATGCAGTGGGGCGATGAGTACCGCGCTTTCCACCAAGGCGCGTATCAACGTATCCTGTGGACGGTGAAACCTGGCGGCTGGGTTATTTTGAATATCTCTGACCATATTCGTAAAGGTCAGGTGCAGAAGGTTAGTGCTTGGCATAAGGGCACGTTGGCGCGGTTGGGTGTTGAATGGTTGGATGGGACGGATGGGAGCTATATTGTTGGTACGCGGAGAAATCGCCATGGGGCTAATGCCGATGCGCGGGTGTTACATGAATGGGTTTTTGTTGGACGGAAGAAGGGTGTTTGAGTTATGGGGAACGAGAAAAATAAACCTGAATTTAAAGAACATGTGAATTCATGTTTTGCCTGTGAAGGTGAAGGAATCATTTGGTGGGGTGAAGGTGATGATGATTATGATGAATGTTTAGATTGTGATGGAACCGGAGAGCCTTATGAAGCATGAGTGTGACGATTCAGCTACTTGCCCTGTTTGCCGACGCGCTGTTGGTAAGGACCCACAGTTAGGCACTGATACATGGCGGGTTGAATCTGATAACGATGCGACAGTAGTGTTTGAGTTTGAGGCCAGCAAGCAAGGCCATTGTAGGTTGTGTGGGCGTGGTACTTATCCTGGTGAGTGGATCGCTAAGCTGAGTAATGATGCTTATGTTCACGCGGATTGCGCATAGTGAGTAAGGTTCTTGTCGGGTACAGTGAGAATGGCTTACACCATTTACAGCGTCATGTTGTTATGGGTTCAAGCGCGAGCGGGGTAACTGTAGCTAAGGCGCTGGTTAAGTTACACCTTGAGTTATCGGCATTAGGTATTGCCCCTTGCGATGTGCGTTGGGCTGTGTTACCATCATCAACATTATATTACCATAAACAATCCGGGAGTTGGAGAGTATGGATTCCGAAGATGACTTTGAACGATACTTGGTGGAAAAGCCCTACCGTGACGACGCATGGTTCAATTTAGCTGAGTCTGATTTCCACATTAAGCTGCACATTTGGCCGAGTGGACTATGTGAACGGCAGGAAATGATTCCCGGTTTTGACTGGTCGCGAACATTCCAGTCCCATGATCCTGCTGAACGTCAAAAGCCGCCTCCGAAGAGACGGCCTAAGACTGATTATGGTATGGGTATGGAGCGGATGCTGTAGGTTTAGCTGGGCCTGGCTAGCATGACCGGAACCGAGTTAACCCCTACCGAATATCCTGCCGCAGTGGGTGAAGGCAGTGCGCTTAACCCGTTTTGGAATGGTGTGAGGTTTCCTGCGCCTGTCGCGTCGGGGAAGATGTATGAGCCAACAACGGTAGCGAAAGCAACGGTTGGTGCGGTACCAGTGAACACGCTCAACACCGCGTACCAGTAATCGTCAGGATCAAGCGCCCACGTCCCACTCACGGATTTGATTGCTGCGGCTGTAGTCGGGTTGATAGCCCCACCGCTGGTTAAATCATGAATTAAGGTCCCTGGCCCACCACCGACTGCGGTACAGGCATAGATCCCTAGGTAAATACTACCTGTGGTTGAGACGCCTGAGACGTGGTTGATGTAGAAGCGGTCGAAGGTGATTCGGCGCGGTACACGGAACCTGTAGTAGATGATCCGGCCTGATGTTAACGCTGCATTGGTTGCAATGTATGGGGCGAGCGCTGACATTGCAGCGGATTCAAAAATGATAGGTGCGGACATACCTGCATATCCCCACCCAGTCGTTTCATTTGAATTTCCAACTAACGTTTTGCCTTCTGCCGCGACACCTTTGCGCGTGACCGCACCTGAAGCGGTATAGATCAACAAGTCGCCTTTAGTGGTGCCTGTGGATTTAGGAATCATCAAGTCAGCGTAGGTCTTGACGGCTTTTTCTGTTGGGATCAGCGCGTCGGAGTTCGAGGCTAACGTACCATCAATGGAGATAGTCTTAGCGCTGTCTTTGATTAATTTACCAGTGGTAGTATCAAACAGCACGATAGCATTGTTTGTCGCTGCACCTGGCCCGACAACATCGCCGCTACCGCTACCTCCAATAATAAATACCCATTCGCCGCCGTTGTATGGGTCACTGAAAATATCAGGGCCACCGCGTGAGCCTGTAAAGGTGCCGTTGGTGCGTTCACCTAAGAACACACCAAGTCTGCCAGATTTGCACACAATTTTAGACCCACCCTTAAGGTAATTCGTAGAAATTGCGTTATCCCAAGCGGATGCGCCTACCGGGGTTGATGGACCTGATGATGGCACAAACCCCCAACAACCTGTTGCGTTGTCAACAATGGCAATCCAGTTATCACCGTTTACATCCACATCGCCCAATGTCGCGACTAAATCACCCTTAACAACTTGCTGTCCATCATCGGTGATTGGCTGGTCGATATCCGCTACAGGACCAGTGAATAGGGCTGGATCAACTGAAGCGGCAAAATAGCCGCGGACGTGACGCTCGTTATCAGTGAAACCTTCAAATCCATTTAATGCCGCTAGTACAGTTCCAAACCCAGCGGTTAGGCCAGTGCCAGTATAGCTAATATCGCTAGCTGCGAGTGAAGATATGGCCGCTACAACCACCCCTGCTACTGTTGTGCCGTCCATTGTGAATGGCGCCGCAATAAGGCCTTGAGCAGATGCCGAGAGAAGTTGGTTAAGGGCAATATCAGTGGACGGGGTTGAGGGGCCGGATGCGGTAACAGTCCATACCCCAAAATCATCCCCTTCAACAACTAAGACTGTTAGGCCTACGATTGCTGAACGCGGAGGAGCACCGTCACTTCCATATAAAGGCAGGTTGGTCCAAGACCCACCGGCCATATCAACATCATCAGAAAAGAAGCCTACAAATCGTGCGCCGTTGAGACCATCAGTACCGTTGGTTCCGTTGGTGCCTGCTGTGCCTTGTTCGCCTTGTGGACCTTGTGCTCCGGTTGAGCCACGTGTCGATAATTCAAATTGAAACTTCGGCACTAAGGGTAAGGCTTGAAATTCAAACGAGGGGATATCCCCTTCAATAAATTGGAACGTGATATCAGCCATTACGGCTCCTCAGGGATGGTAACTTCACCTTCAACAATAGCGGTGATTTTCATGATCACGCTTGGGCCAGAGGTGCCAGGAATGGACGCATCAATGTCAATGTAAACCTCACCAATAGGTAAAGTTGTGGTTTGTGACCCGGTTAATGTCACCTTCACATATTCATCAGCGTCAGGGGTGGATACGTTGCACTGCGCGAGTAAAATGCCACCGTTGATAATGGTGTCGTTTCTGCACTGTGCGTTAAATGCTAGGTCCCCCTCGTAAGGGTCGCCGTTTTCATCGAGCATCCGCACCTTCACGCCCAGCCAAGGTGAGCCTTGCTGGATGGTGGTGGTGTACCGTGCCGGAATCTCATTCTGTGTGGTTGACATTTGGTGCCGCAATCTTTAGTATGGTAGTGGAGCTAGTCACTCAATTGTGCTCTGACCTGGGAAAGTAGTCCTGTTGAGACTCATCCTGAGGTTGGGGTTAAATCTACAGAACCCCACGCGTACCCTTTCCGCGTGGGGTTCTGTGCTGTATGGGGCTAATCCTGGCACGCCTGGTATCGGGACATCAGGGAGCCGAATTCTTCAAGGGTCATTGACGCCTGCTTTTTTTGTTCAGCCGTAGCCGTGCCCGAAACGATGATTTTAAACTCATCTAAATCCTGAGCAAGTTTGTTGGAACGGCAATCAGCAACCTTACCGTTACGTTCCGTTGCGGTATTGTCACGGGAAGTAAACCACCAACCCGAACCACACACAAGGCAAAGGATGATAAGCCCAGTAATGATATAGTTCTTGATATGGGTACGGCGTGAAAGGTTACGAGCCTCGGCCGCAACATCAGCAAGAGTAATTTCTTCGGATGCATCAACCACCGGAACGCTCCCTCTCTTGATCATCAAGGGCACGAATCACAGCCTCAACAACGCCACTAGCAACCTGCTGCATGAAATGAGATTCAAACAATTCCACTTTAGCCTCCAAGCGCGCCATCCGCCGATCACGGTCCTTACCTTCTTCTTCCTTAGCGTGATACAACCCCTGCCAAATCTTAGCCTCAGACTGCTTACGCGTTGAATAAGCAGCAAGGGTAGCGGGGATGGCAATAAAAATACCTAGAGCCGCGGCAATAACCTGAGCAAAGGTAATCTCCACAAATCACTTCTTCCCGTACTGCGGAAAAGCCTTCAAGAAAAGTTTAGCAATCTGCCACGAACGGTTACCTTCAGGATCGTCCTTAGTGGGAACCTTGCTCGGCACATACTCTTCATAGATGCCCTGAACGCGAAGGTGAGTTTCCTCATCGCGGGCACGATCCTCATCAGTGTAAGACATATCAATCTCCGGTATGGGGGTAGTGGTAGTGTGTTGATCGAATGGGGTAATTGGAACAGTGGGATTATTGTGGAGACGCTTAGTAATCGTATCCACACGATCAGCTTCCTGATGCCAACGCTCACTGGGAACCGTCCTGGCTAAACCATAAGCTTCACGGTTAGCGTGCATCCAAGTCATAGCACGTTCAGTGCCACCGAAATCGACAGCCTTACCTTCCTGGTGCTTAGACCCACCTTCCCACTCACCAGTAGCAAAATTATACCGGGCAGGAACAGCAGTAGTTGGATGACCCTTAATTGCGGCATTCCAGATGTTTTTCAGCCCAACACGCCACAAACGCAAATCCCACTGTGAACCAGGATCACGTAAACCTGAAACGATACCCAACTCACCAGGATAAGGGCAATCGTGGATCATCTGATTAGCGCGTGAACGCAAAGGTTCATCTAAGAGCGAAATGTCCTTAGAGTCAGACTTGGGGGTATTGGGTCTGCCACGGGAATCATACGGTGCATATGGCGCCATTACTGATCCTTAGTGCTGGTGTTAGCCGCGGCCATCGTCACACCAAGCACCTGTGAAATAAGCGCCAGCCAAATCGGCCAAGACTCAACACTCACAACACCATAAAGCACCAGTACCGGCCCAAGCGCAATCAGCACTCGGTAGTAGTAGGCACGGTGCTTCTGATCAAATAACGTAGCTAAATCCATTATCAACTCCCTGTGTTGAGCCACTGATTAGCGGCTTCCTGCATAACCTGCTCAGCCTTATACTGAGCAATAGCTTCAGCCTTTAATTCCTCTTCGCGTAGTGCCTGAGCTTCACGCTTTTCCGGCGTCCAAGGGTACTCATCCTCAAGCAAATACTCAGGTGGGACCTTAAGAAACTCACTGATCTTCATAAGCTGGTTATTCCCAGGCCGCATTCTCCCAGCAAGAATCTCAGTCAGGATACGCGTATATGTACCCGACCCCATAACAAGCTCCTGACAGTTAAGCCCACGCTTAACCATCAGCCTGCCTAATCGAGTATGTGTAGCGAAAGGTCTGCCCATTTTGCCCATAATGTGATCCTATGTTATCGGTAGATTTATGTTAGGTAGGCCAAGGGGCCTTAGGGGTAGACGCGGCCAACGCGTCAACCAGTCCAGGCAAGCCACCCTGACCACCTGTCTGTGGATTGTACTGGGTAAGGGCGCCCGAGTCACGCAACTTTTTCAATAAATCCAGGTTGTCGCGAAGCGCGGGATACTTCGCGGCCTCCGAATAATCACCCGTCGATAAAGCCTTATTCCATGCCTGCTTTTGCGCTTCCATGCGGGCCAATTCAGCCTTGATCCGCGCCTCAGGAACATTCACCTTACGAATAGAAGTTGGGATGCCAAGGCCAGAAACTAACAGACGATTTGCCGCGTCAGGGTTGTTTCTCAGCAGTGCATTGTACTCAGGGTCGTTGCCTAAGGTGCGATTAACAGCACCAATCTGAGGGATGACATTGCCGATAAGAGATTCCGCGATACCCGGCCGGCGCGGGACCAACTTACCCGTATCCTTATCATACGTCATGTTGCCGAAAGCGGCCGATCCACCATTCTCAAGGCCTAATTGTTGCAACCCGGTAGCGATAACCGGGTTCACACCGCCGATAAAACCCTTAAGGGTTAAAAGGTTGGCAACGTCACTGAACGGGTTCAGGCCAGAAAGACTGACGCGGGTTTGGTTGCCCTGTGCATCAACCCCACCAACCCCAATCGAATCCATCCAATTTTTCGGCAGACCGTCGCCCTGATCCTCCAACTCAGCTTCAGCCAAGTTAGCAATAATCGCGGCACGAACAGGATGATCCATCGGATACTGAGCCGTGAACTTCAGAATCTTGCTAGTCCAAGAATAGAACGGAAACACGCGCCGAATAACGTTCCGCTCAATAGGGGTAAGCTCATTCCAGAACTGGGAGACTTTACGCGCCGACTCTAAGCCAACAACCTTCGCCGCGTTCTCCGTATAGCCCGCACCCAACGCGCGCTTTTCACCATTCAGGTACGCCATGGTTTTCGTTGTATCATCGAAAAACGCGTTCAGGTCATAGGATTTATTAACCAGCCACTTACCACCCTTGGCAGCCTTGGATTCCTGAATCTTGTTCCACAATGCAGACTGCTCACGCCCGGAATGCAAAGATTGCATATCATGGGCAAGTTCCTTAGCACCGACGTTCATGCCGAAACGCAACTCATCAGGAACAGGAGCGCCACCTTCCTTAATGTCCTTAATCAACCGACGCGCTTCACCCCAATGCCGAAACGCGCCAGGCCCCTCACCAGCCATCAACATCATAGCATTACCGACAATGTTGTATAAATGCCAACGTGGAGAGAGCGCGAGGACTGACACACGGAACAGCCCGGTAACAGGGTCCATCGTGCGAAGAAAAGCATTATCGGCAGGGTTGTAAAGCCGGTCAATGTTCCGTAACACAGACTTCGGCATGTACAACGCGTCAGGGTTCTTACCGAGATTCTTAACCGGGTTGAACCCATACTGCTCAGGGTTCCACCTGCCAAAGTCGCGCTGGATCAACTTCTGCATATGGCCCTTAACGTCAAGAATCGGGTTCTTTAACGCTTCCTCTTGGGCCAAAGGCAGATACTTATTGATTAGCTGCTGCTCAGGAACACCAAACATTTCCCCATAAGTTGACAACACCTGCTCATCAACACGACGACGAATAATCTCAGTCGCAGCATGATCTAATCCAACCGTGATATCACGGTAGTAGGATGTGGGATCGTTAAGGGAACGAACTTTTGCCGCGGTCGGACCTTGGAGAGATTGACGCGTAGTCGGTGCGATAACCCCACCTTCGCGACCAGGCGAGACACGATGCACCCAACCGGGATCATGCCCAGCGTCACGCATTTCCTTCCAAGTAGACTCAACCTCACGAACAGTCTTATTCATGTACTTCTGATTGAACTCAGGAATAAGGTCGAAGTTCCGCATAAGGACAGCTTCAGAAGCCGCAGCCGGATCAACACCATGCTGGATTAAAAGATCCTGAGCGCGAGATTCAGCCTCAGCCATGATACGCGGATGCCAACGCGACGGCGCAAAAGACTCTAGGGCTTTGACGTTCTTCTCCATTAAGGCGAGCTTACGAACGTCACGAGTAAGGTTGCCCATCAACCCAACGCGGGTAGTTGCCTTAACCCCTGCACGTTCACCAATCTGACCAGGCGCACCAATGCTAGTCCTGGCCTGATTGTATGCAGCGAGCTTCTTGTTCGCCTCAGTCCACGTCATATCAAAATCGGGACTAGCCGCCTCATCTAACGTGCGCTGAAGTTCAAGCAATTTTGATGTGGCATTGTCGATAAAGCGTTGGTTCATGCGACTGCCACGCTTACCAACAGTCTGAGCATCAGTAGCCATCCCGCGAAGCTGGTTAATCTCAGCCTCAATAGCATTCTGAACCTTTAACGCCATACCCGCAGTTTGAGTATCACCGTTAACAAACTTATCCTGTGCTTTGTTGAACCGATTTACCGTTGACTGAATCCGCTTCCCAGCCTGCACGTCATAAATCTCACCACCAAGCTGCATGACATTATCATTAGCAATATGGTCGTCCTGAACCTGCTTATACAGATCATCAACTTCACGTAAAAAGCTGGCCTGGTTTTCAGGCAAAGTGTCAATAACGTTTCGATCCAACTCATACGCTTTGGTCAGATCAACCATAGTCTGAGAATCAATGCCGAACTCATTAGAAGCACGCTCAGTCCGCAACTCAAACGTACTGCGCGCAGTCTTATCAATCCCCTCAACATCAACAACACCCGTACGAATATCATTAAGAGACTGGTTACCGATACTATGGACTGAGGCTAATTCCCGACCACTAGGCGCAAAAGCATCAACTAGGCCTTTAACCGCAGACCTGCGCGAAAGGTTTTCCAACCCCAGCCCGACCTTATTCGCGGTTAAGCGAGAACCAGTGATAGGGTCGATCTGACCTTCAGGGAGCAAGCGCTTAGTCAACAGTGCAGACATGGGCTTGTTTAAACTGGCGGATTTAACACTGGCAGCCGACGCAATCCGATCAGCCTCCGCAGCATCCACACCCATACCCAGCGCCTTGGCCCGCGCAGCGTCCCCCGCAGCCGCCCCAGCCTCTTCCGCGGCAATACGCCCTACCGTGCTGCCCTTAGCTAATTTCCCGGCGTAAGGGAGAATATCGAGCGCGGCCATGGTGGGGTGATCGAGGATATTCTTCAACCCCTCTTCACCTTGCGCCACATTCCCCACAACGAACGCACCAGGCAGCATACGAATGCCAGGAGTATTAGCTAAAGCGCTGATTGGGTTGCCGGTTTCTTCTAACGCGGCCTGATATTCAGCACCAGCATTGGGTAAAGACTGAGCCTCTTTTAACAGCGCGCCGGGTAAGTGCGGAATGGACTTAGCGATCGTCCCTACATCTTCAATTGCACTACCAGGAATGTCCAGGATTTTATCGACAATACCATCAGACTCAGCCGATTTCGTAATCGCCTGTTTCTGCATAACGGTAAGAATCGCTGCAAGGGTTTCCTTATCGGTTAACGGCGCCTGGCCCTTGTTCACCCGGTTCAGGTCAATCTTCACCAAACCTGACTTAACATCCTCAGGGAGTTTGCCGAGAGATGGTGCGATGCGGTTATACTTAGTAACAAATGCTTTTTGTGCATCGGGAAGATTCGGGATGATTGCCGTGGTGTCAAGACCCGTGGTTTGAGGGATGGGTTGGGATACAATTGCCGCGTCAGAAGTTGGCTGTACCGTGCCCGATGACTTAGATAAGATGGGCAGGGATGGCATGTACTGAGACGGAACCTCAGGAACAGAAGGCGCGAGTAAAGACGCGAGGGAATCAGTGCTAGGTGAAGTTGGTTCCAACGCATCAGCCATCGACATTTACTACTGCCCCAATCCAGCCTGAGCTAACAACGCGCCGAAATCCTGCGTACCAGTCTGCTGTGACTGCTGCTGCAACAGTTGATTCTGTAGGGATTGAATCTGCGCGGCCTGCTGACGCTGATTCTCCAAAGCCTGAATGGCGGGCAACACACCAGCCTGCTTCATAATACTCAAACCAGTATTCGCGCCAGACTGCTGAGCTAAAGCCGCCTGCTGCTGAACCACCGCACGATAAGCCGGGTCCTGAATAGACGACGCGGTACTATTGAGAATATTAGCTGCATTCTGCCCAGTTAACACCGCCTGATCAGCATAAGGCTGCATAAACTGACCAATCGCAACCTGAATAGCGGCCTGCTCATCAGGGGTGTAGGTGCCAGGAATATCTTCCGCAGCCGCGACAGGTTCACCACCATTAGCGGCAGTCTCAATCGCACCCTGCGCGTACTGCGCTTCCAACTGACTCAACACACCTTCAGCCGCGGTTAAATCAGCCTCATCATCGCCAGTCTGTGGCACCTGAGACAGCGCATATTTAGCCTGCTGCTGAATCCCACTCAGGGCATTCTCATCGGCACCAGCGAGTTGAGCAATCTGACTGATCCGGTTAATCTTCGCATTCAGATACGCAGACTTACCTTCAGGGGTCCACGATTCTTTCCACTTCGTACCGAGAATCCCCTCACCACCCGACAACTTCTCCACATTAGACTTCTTCGTATTCGTGATATAATCCTCACGACTCGGGTTCAACACCTGATCTAAAGAAGTAGGAGTGGCAGATTGAGCGATGTTCTGCGCGCCCTTAGCCTGAGTTGCAAGTTGAGCCGTGAACGCCTTCACCACATCAGCATCAAACTTACCAACCTTATTCCCACTCTCGCGCACAATAGGCTTAGCGGGCGCGGCGGTAGTAGTCGTCGTGGTCGGATTCTGCGGAGTCATATAAGTCGGCAGGGTTGGCACCACAGGAATCGTCTGCAAAGGACTCTCTTGACCTAACCGTGCCTGCTCACCAAACGCATCAAACATTCCCATATCACATACCTAACGCTTTACGAATAATGTCCATTGCTAATTGACGTTCCTGCGTTTTAACGCTATTCATGGCATCCATCAACTGACCAACATTCAAAGCCTGGTCAATGCCAAGCTTACCTAACCCTGCACTCAACGCCGAGGATAATTCTTCACCCTTCAAACCCAACTGTTGAGCCTGGATGCCAAGCTGAGCCTGACGATCACTAAGCCGCGCAATCTGCTCATCATGAGTCAAACCCGCAGCCTTAAGATCAGAAGTCAGGTTGTTCATGGTATTCGTGATACCAGCCTGGTCACGTTCATAACCAGTCTTAGCCTGAATACCCTGCTGCTTGTTTGCCTCTAACCCGAAACCACGATCGGCATTAACATCCGCCACACCCTGCTTCGTCCCCTGACTAGTAAAACTACCCATAGACGTAGCCTCAGACCCAACCTGCCGGATATTCTTATCCGCAGTGTAATTGATCTGATTCGCTTGGTTCGCTAACTGATCAACAACGCTGGCGTAATCACGGGTACTGAAACCCTTAAGCTGACCCTGATACCCCATATTGTTGGCATACTTTTCACGATCAACACCAAACAGTTGATCGTAATAATCCTTCTGACGCGGAATGGCATTCTGATCCACACCGATGGACTGAATGGCAAGTTGGTTCTGGCCCTGCTGAGCGTTGTACTGGCCCTGTAAACCGGCAATAGCATTATTATACCCAGCACCTGAAGCACCAAGTTGAAAATCAATGTAGTTTTTTTGGTTCTGAAACCCTTCCATAGTTGGAGCATTAAACGCTTTGTAAAGATCAAAGGTGTTCTGAAACCCACCCGTAGGGTCCTGACCGTTAATGATCTTCGACCCAATATTGACAGCAAGACCAGCCGCGCCATTACCGCCAGACTTATTGTTCTGCAACGTGCGGCCACCACTACTCGACCCACCGCCACCAAACATGTTACCACCACCAGTTAAACTCATTACCAATCACCACCCATCGTTAACCAAGCCGGTAAACCACCGTAACCTTCAGGCTGGATTTCTTGGCCCTGCTGGTCAGTGTAATGTCGCGTTAAATCAAACATGGCACCAAGCTGCTCATCATATTCGGCTTTAGATTCCTGCCAGCGCGGGTCACGATCCTGCTTCAAAGCACGCATCTCGGCCCAAGAATAGACTAAATCTTCCCACCCCATCGGCAGGTCCAACGTGTCTGAATCAACACCGGGCTTAATGGGCAGGCGGTAGTATTGGAGGGACAGTGTACCATCTTCGGCAGGGGTAGGGTAAAGAATGATCTTCACCGAACCGGGCACACCCCACATCGTATACATGGCAGGGATACCTTCAGTGATAGCCTGGCTGGTCCACCACACAGCATCAGCGTTATTAAATGCCTTGTACGGGATAGCCTGTTGCGTTGTGTCGCTGTCGTTCTTCCACACAACCCGATATAACCTAAGCATGTTCTCAGGTGCATCAACTCGCTGTGCAGAAGCCTCACATTCGATATCTACCTCGGCCTGCAATACCTCAGTTTTACGCGCAACATCTTGCATCCCCTCATAAATCCAGCGGTTCAGCATCGTGTCTTTCCACTGACGCGCTGATGATTCATCAAGCCTCTCACGAACCGCAGTTCTAGCTTGCAGGAGGGTTGTTGCCATGGTGCCTACTCTACATCAGGAAGGGTGGAAAACAAGGGATAGGTTAGGGATATTCAACAACGCTGGTTAATGGTTCCAATACTACACCAGCAATATCCCCATCGCGAGGCGTAAAGCTCAGTTCATTCACTGTGCCATACGGATCACCTGAAATCGTAACAGCCTCAACATAAAACTTTACTGAAATGATCCCGCCACCTTTGCCAACCCACTTACGAATTGTATTAGACCCATAACCATAAGGCGATGGATCAGAATAATACACCAGTGATGTTATGGGTTCAGGGTTAGCGTTGCTGCTGAAAAAATATGCCTGTCCCGAATCAATATTGGCTGTTCCAACATAAGTCCTAGTCCCATCACCAGGCACTATTGCACCTTCAGAGGCAGAGATGATAATACGATTGGGTTTGGGCATGTTGTTAGCCCATCGGGTTAATTCAGCCCAATTCGCCGCGTGTTCAGCGTCACTGGTCGGTACGGGATATGGGGGTTGAAAAAAGGTGGAGTTACCACCCATCTTGCCAGTCGATGCCGGGTAAACAGTGTCCTCGTTCAGCCAGGGCATTGTTACCGTCCGCGCCGATCGTTCATCTGCTGGTTAGGCAGATACCCCAGCGATACGCGCAGAACATTTGGTGCAGGGTTAGCCGGGTCTGATGCTTCAGCCTCAATCTTAATCGTTACGTCTTTGGCCTGCACACCAATACCCTTGGTGAACGTGGAGATTTTGTTGCTGGTCAGGTCAAATGTTTCGGTTTGGGGAGGGTTTTCATCCAGTCCAGTAATAGTGATAGTCACCCGACCTTCGCCTGATGCAACTAACTGCAATTCCCTGAACTTCAACACGCGTGATCTGGTTTTAACAATAGGCTGTGATTTCCAAGTATAGTACGATACTGGGGTATCAGTATCGAACATGACGTAGAAAATAGTGTCCAGTTTGTAGGATGCTGTTACTGCCCAAAGCCGGCCCTGATAGTCAACCTCATTGAATGCAAAGATGAGGCCATTTACAGGGTCTTGTGTTGGGGTTGGGTGGTACCTGAACCATCCCCCAGTTCTTAGGTCGCAGATCCAGTTGTTGGGGGCGAAAATGAACGGGTACCTAAACCCGAAGCTTCCGTTAAGCTGTCCAAGTTGACGCCGGGAAATGGTTGGGTCATCGGGTAACCAAAAGTCTGGGTCGAGATTAGGGGATAGACACACAGCGGTATCTGAACCACCCCACATCCATACACCACTGCTTGAGCCATACGCATACCCCTTGTCCGTTACCGTGCCACGGTTCGCCAGCCCACCAATAGAAGGCACACCGGGCAAGCGCGTGACCTGTGGTCCGTTCACGTCGCCATTGATGAGTACAGCCCCACCAGTGTTCTTGATAAGAAGCAGTGAATTGGCATTAACCGAATGCCATGACCCATAACCTGACGTGTGTTCTTCAGCGGCAGTTGCTACCCTCACATCACTGTTGTAGATGTCATTCACGGGCCAATAGTAAACTAATTCGGTGGTTGCCGCGACCCCATCTTCATCGCCGTGATATGCAAGTAACCGGCCGTATTTATACGCACTCTGCCTACCGATTGCCATAACGCGGCCCTGGTGTCCGAACACCATTCCTGGCAGTGCAGCACCGAATACTGGATTTAAAGGCCACGTCCTGTCTTGCACCTTAGCGATAGGTGGCGTGCCGTTCGTTTCATGCACGTCAGGCCAGGAAAAGTACCCGGCTAATTCGACACCTTCAGGGTCGCCGTCGTTGACTCCACCAAGTTCGATCATGCCACCCATACCGGCAACCACAACAGGCGGACCCGTATCGTACACTGATGGTTCGAAATCTTCGGTGTTGGGTTGGGTTCGGGTCATCATGATCCCACCCCAGCCATAAAGCCAGCGTGACGGGTCAGGGTTCCATGATGCATCGGCCGCTAATGCATGAATGTCTTTATTCGCAAACGCGCCCGTGGTTACACCCGAGTAAATGGGATGCGCCCGGAACCTGTAGAACATATCGACTTTGGTGTCATCAGTCGTGACCATGTACCATTGCCGAACCGTGAACAGGTCCACGGAGGGAAAGTCGATGTTATTGGGGTCGGTTAAGGGTGGGGAGTAGATAACCGGCGACTGGATCATGGCGTCCAGAATAGCAATGCGTTGATCGTAGTTTGCCGGGTACCCGTCAGCGACCGTGGGCCACTTCTGATTAGGTTCACCCGTGTTGGGGTCGCCACCTTCGCGTGAGAAGGTGATGCGCGGTAATGGCCCTAATCCACCTTGAGGTAAAGCAAAGCAACCGTAAGTCTCATCATCCTGAGCAAAACCATCAGGCAGTGTTTCGTCATTGGAGAGGCTGTGGTACCCCTGTGAGATACCTTGACTGAAATCGGATAGTTCAATATATTGCAGGTTTTCGTCACTGGGCATATTGAACCGATCTTAAACGATTTCTACTCCGTGTTGGAGTGCGGTTAAAAGTAAATCTCGTAAGGCTTCTTTGATACGTATATCAGCCTTGATGTTAATGATATCTAGCTTGTGGTCAAGGGTATGAATGTCCCCCTCTTTTTCCTTAGCTGAAACACTAGTCTCCATTGACGCGGCGTAGGATTTAACCCGCTGGTCTAGTTCCGCGTTTTCCGACTGGCCTAACTCAGAATAAAGCTCCATCAGTTTTTCAGTAATGGACCTGTATGCAGACCATGTGCGCGGGTTAGGGATCGGGGAGGATGAGGTAAATCTCTGCGTCAGGTCTACCCCATCCTCCCACATTTAATAATCCCTACTGGTTGCCCTTGGGAATATTCGGCTCATCGGCAGGGGGCAATCCGCCGGTCCCCTTGGCCTTCACGCCCGAGCTACCAGCACCAGTCTTAGCCTCGCCCTTCGGCCCATCCGAACCGATACCCAATTCAGCCAGGGTATCATCAATCGGGCTAGGATCAGAACCGGCCTTAGCCTCAAGCTCACGCAAACGCTCTTCAAGCAGACGGATACGAACCTCAGGATCAGACATATCCTGCGTGTCGGATTCAAAGATGTTCTGACCAGGGCCAAACGGATCATCCGCAACCATCATGTAGCGCGTGTTGCCGTCAGGTGCCCAAACCTCAAGCTGCGGCTTGTTCTGCTCAAACTCATCCATATCGGCTTCAACACAACCCATGCGGAAGGCGATACGGGTGTACTCATCCGTGCGATGATTGGCACCAGGGCCAGTATCGTACAGGCGAGGATCACCAAGCCAAAGCGCGGCAGCATCGAACGGCACAAACTGATCGGAACCAGCGGCGATAGTGAACTTCACACCGTCGTATGAATCAGTGTAATCAGTATCACCAACGTTCTTGATACGGACACCACGCTGGTACGTGGGGGAAGTTGCGAAATCGGTATTGGACGGCATGTTAATAAATCCTTGTACTAGGGGTTAATTTGATCGGTTTGATATGGTTCACAGGGGCACGAAAATCGATTACAACGTCACGGCCTAAACCATGGATTACACGTTGGCAGAAGGTAACATCTTCACCCATGGCTGAACCATGCATAACTTCTTCTGCAAACCATGGGGAAGGATAGCCGTAGATCGGGAGCATGGCTTGTAAGGTGTCGCGGTGGATAGCCATGAAACCCGTACCTACCACATCCACATCTTCAAACTTTAATCCAGGATCAGGCATGACAATCGGCTGAAGGACGTTATTCTCATCCCAATCAAACGCCACAGGGCGGATACCCTTGCCAGGAAAAGCACTAACGTAATACCCACCATTTACAATATCAGGATGTGCCCTGCCCACAATTCGTTCAACACTCTCCCGGCTGAATTCAATGTCACTGTCAATAAACAGCAACACATCAGCATCGGTTTGCAAAAAGCGTTCAACGACAAAATTCCGAGCCACATCTAAGTATGGACCGGAAGGTGACTTAGTAAAGAACCCCTGGAATTCGCATTCACCTACCGTGGGGTTCTGAGCAAGGTCCATCATACCATGCATAAACTCTGCACGAACCTCACCGGGATTGACATTACCTACACAAAACGTTGTGGTCATATCGGGACCAACCTTTCCAATTTCAATAGTTCTAGCGCGGCATCCGGTCGGAGCTAGATGATTAAATGTGGACTAGGACAGGCCCTTACCAGGCGTGACCCACACGTCAGCAGTATTGCTGGAAGAAGCGGCAAGCGCAACCCCAATAACCTCGCCAGCGGCAGGGGTAGCCGTCGCGGACACATAACCAGCCGTAGTGGCACTGGCCTTGAGTAAATCACCAGCGGCGACATCGCCAGCACACGGAATATCTTCCGCGATGCCAAGCACCACAGCCTGACCAGTGGAACCCGAGGCAATAGCGTTAACCACAATACCAAGGTTGAGGGAAGCAGTACCGTTGGTAAGCGCAGTCGAAACCGAACCATCAGTACCGAATGCCACAACACGCTTAGCCGGAACCGCGGCCGAAGCCAGAACCGGAGCGCAAACACTAAACAGGGTCGTCTGAAGATCAGTGTAGCCCTGAGCCCCATTTGGATTAGTAATAGTCTTATCAGCCATGTTGGCTCCTTTTTAGTTTGAGTTAGCCTTACACGCCAACGATAGCGGACATTTTGGCCTGAGTCGCACAGTTGCTGAGCATGAGGTTACCAGCCCAAAGCATCTGAGAAACCATAGCATCCTGGTTAACAGGAGTCTGGAAAGGCTGAAGGTAGAAATCAGCGCGGGGTGAAACAGCCCAGTAAATGAAATCTTCGTTCAGGAAGAAGATTTTGCTGTTAGACGAGTTCGTACCATCCGGCACGTTATCATCCACAACCCAAGGCACGTTGTTAAACAGGACGTTAGTGAAGCCAGCCGAAGCAAGCTGCTCATCATGTCCACCAGCGGCAACCTCGAAATGCTGAGCCGACTGAACCAGGCCCCAATAACGGTTGTACTGCATACGGCGCGAGACGATAAGCGACGAGTGCTTACCACCCTTAGAAGCCTGACCCATAACGCTGTTCATCGACGCAAGGGTCATCGCGGTAGTGGAAACGTCATTGACTGACTTCCACCAGGTGTTAGACGAACGGGTGATACCACCATAAGTGGCAGCAACCGTGCCATCGTCAACCGCGGCATCAAGGCCGTCAATCTGCTTGACGTTCGTGCCATCAGACCAAAGGCCAACACCAAGGTTGTCAGCAATCTGCATATCAGCCTGAGCGAACTTGAACTTAATCCAGTTCACGATGGCCTCAGGGGAATCAACCTTGATTAAGGTCAACCCATCAACAGTAACTGGCTCATGCTGCTGCTTCCAATCCCACACTGCATTCTTCACAGTGTCAACGGGGGAAACATTCAGAAGGTCATAGCCACGGTACGGACCACCGGAAGTGGCCTTCTTGTACATGAGCGGAATCTCAAGCTGAGTACCACCCTGAGGCATGATCTTATTCGCCTTGGAAAGACGGAAGAACACCGGGTTAGACCCGTAAATGTTATCCGTGATTTCCGGCATGATCCAGCGCCGCGCAAGCGACGTAATATCATTAGTGCCGATTGCAGTAGGCATTGATGGCTCCTATTTAACTTGGGGGTAAGTGTAGATTGGGGTTAACGATTAACGATTAGCGATAGAAGAAGCGACTTCAGCGATCATCGCTGCATTGCGCTGTTCCGGCGTCATCGTCTTAGGGTCCTGGGCAGGGGGAGTCCGCGACACAGAACCATTAGAATTAGAAAGCGAACCCGCAGCCTGCCGACGGGTTTCAACCCGCTGAGAAAGCTGAAGCTGTTCAGCAGCCTGAGCCTGAATCGCCTGATTGCGAATATTAGGATCAGACCACATAGCGGTTTCCATAGCGGCAGTAAAAGCCTGCCCGGCATGACCCATCTGACGCATGAAATTCGGCATCGTTTGCATCTGGATAGCGCGCTGCTCAACAGCCGCTAAATCAGCCGGAGACAAGTGACTGTACTTAGCCTTGAATTCTTCATGCGCCTGAGACATTTGCTCACGGTTAATACGATCAGCGTTCTGCTGTTCGATCTGCGCGGTCTGCGCAACCTGAGCCTGATAAGCCGCTAACTGCTGCTGCTGGGTTAAAATCTGCGTTTGTGTATTCTCAACCCATTCCTTTAAACCGGGAGCGAACTCAACCAGGTTTGAAAGGTCAGGGGCAACGGGAGCGGTAGGAGTGGAACTAGCCGGACCACCCTGAGCCGGAATACCCTGCTGGTACATCGGCGCTTGATAAACACCACCAGGGGCAGCGTCAGGAGCCACCACCCCCGGTGAGCCGAAGCCGGATGCCGCGGCATTAGGGGCAGGGGGATTGGACACTGCTGCGTTTACACGCGCAAGCGTCTCGGCATCCCAACCCGCCACCGTCGAAATAATGCTCTCTGCCTCGGCAGGCGTAACGCCATACCTAGCAACTAGAGCGTCTAAACCCGCCTGGTTAGAATCAGGGCCAGCACCACCACTACCAGGATCACCAGCACTAGAGTCAACGGTTCCATTCGAATCGCCTTCCGTGGTAGTAGTAGAAGTGGCGGCGCCGGGGGTTCCGTCAGGGCCGATATCCCCAGCTTCCCCCCCAGCACCATTTTCACCCGTCGCAACCGCACCATCGGCAGGAACAGTGGTGGTCGCGCCAGGAGTCCCATTCGGACCATCAGGGTTAGCTTCCATGTACTCACGAACAATGGCGCTAAACCGATCATCTTCAAGATCAGTTAAATCAACCTCACCGCCACCAATTTCGATAGTGGTGTTCGGAATTGAAGCATCTGCCGCGGCCTGCTGAGAAATGGGATCAACCGACGTATCATCAACCGATTCAACCCCACCAGCACCGTCACTACGAATAACATTAGACATATCGGGTCCTTATCCTTATCCTTGTCCAAGAATGCGCTGTAATTCAGCCGACATTCCACCAGTATCACCCGGCATCGAATTAACACCAGGCACTCCACTGCCAACACCATTAGCAGGCGCCGGACCAGGGGGCATTGCACCCATCATTGGATCAACACCACCCATAGGTCCGCCACCCATAGCGCCCTGCATACCAATGGCGGCACCTAAACCGGGATCACCAGGCACAGCACTCGCACCTGAAGCTTCTAATCCCTCGACCCCACTCCGCATCTTGTTAACGCACTCTTCCTGAATCGCCATGCACCAAGCAACATCAGCATCAGGGGCAGTCTGCATGATAGCAATGTCCTTGATAAGCTTCTGAAGCATTTCGCCGAACGTGTTCGACTGACGGGTACCTGGCATGATGGGTATTTATCCTTAGCTTTACTTGATGGACAGGTCGCGGGAAGTGTGTCCGCCCTTAACCTGAGCCTTTTCATTCGAGCCATACTTGTTAGAGGCGGTCTGACCCACCTTCACAATCTTGGCATTGCCAGTCTTGGAGTTAATCGAGTCCTTAGGCATAACGTTCCTTTTATCGGGGCATGAACGCGAAAAGCGCCCTACCGGCGAGGGTAGGGCGCTTTTAAAGCGGTGTAAATAGTCTGAAAGTGGTTTATTTAGTCCGAAAGTGGTCGGGTTGGTTTCAGGGTTCGGTTGGGGGCGGGTAACCGGGCACCCAATCCTCACTGCCCATATCATCTTCGCACTTGTAATTCCGGTCAGAGAATTGCTGGTCAGAAATACGGGACACCTTAGCGTCACCGGCAGATGAGAAACCAGGGGGAAGGGGAATATCAGGCATTGGTTAACTCCTTAGGGTATGACTTGGCTACATAAATAGTGTTCTTATTGGGACAGTATCGCATGTTTCGGGTTCGGATTTCAGGTGTCGCATCCCACACGATTGCATCAATCATACCGCTGTGGAGAAGAAGTAACGCATCCTGGGGTGGGCGATGCTCCCAAATCTGACTATGAATAACAGGACTACCTAAATCTGTCATCGTCTAGCTGCCGCTCTCTGTGTTGGGGGTTGGCCTAACGTACCTTGCTGTGCTTTAAGTTCCCTATTCCGCTGAACAATCTGCGCCCATTCAGGGTACTTCATTGACGACAGTAATGCCTCATCATCAATAGCACCCAGCGCGAACAGTTCTTTAGCGGTCGATTCGCGTTGGTCCCGACTCATGGACTGGTTTGCGCCAGAGTCAATAAGAATCTGGAACCGCATTGGTGCCGGGCCGTTTGATGTGGGGAGGTAAAAATGGTTCTGCTTAAGGAATTGCGTTAATTTTTCCCCATCAGGACCGATGATGCTAATTACACGCGGTTCTGTGTAGAACTCCACAATAAGTGAAGCGAGTTTTTCTCCGCTAGCTCCAATGCTGTAAGAAAGATTTCGTAATGCTTTTCTGATCCGTACAAATGCTGCTTCCTGAACGGAGTCAATAACCCCTTGTGCATTTCGTCCGCTAGGACTAGCCCCGCGAACAACGGCCGACAATCCACTGATTCGCTCCATTTGGTCGATGTAGAATTTAACTAGTTCAGTTGCCATGTTGGGGTATGGGGTGGGGGGTTCCATCCAGCTAGCTTCACCACCACTGTTTTTTTGTAACCGCGTACCGGGCTTGTTGGTTACTGCGGTGCGTGATAATCCAGCACGGGTATCTTCCATCAAAACTGGATTGCCGATTAATTGAATGTTCTGCTCTACAGCGGCCAAAACCTTGTTAATCGAACGCTGCATCCCACCGAGCATTTGAACCATGGCAACACCATAAAACTCACCTGATTCAATCGCTACGTACCTCTCGTACGGATGCTGCCCATGTTCCCACATATCTTCGGCCCACATGTCCATAAGAATGCGGTCGCTTGCCATGACAACGCATTTCCAGGAATCGTACCAGTTCCCGTCCCAGTTTTGCTTGGGGGTTCTTAACCAGGCCTCAAATACTGTTACGCCGGGATCGTCGCTGACGCTTAATCTGCCGTCCTGTCCAGGGAGTCCGTACCGTGGGGTTGTGGCGGGAGAGATTGCGGCCGAATTTGCGCGTGGCATTGAGGACGCGTCTTGGCTGAGCATGTTCGGCGCGGTGTCGATATCTTCCTGCCATCCGTCACCGTTCATTCTCGCTAATGCGCCAGGGAATCGACGCTCTAATTCCTGCTTGGAAATAGTGCTAGCCTCAATGAAATAGTTGATTTCTTCCATTGTAGCTGCATCAGGGTCAGGATAAGCCTTCCACGGATCAAGCCGCTTAATAGTAGCATCACCATATCCACGATACAGACTTCCATCCCATACCGTTTTAAAGTACCCGATATTGTAAGTCAGTGCATCCCAAACAACCTTTTCAACTTCGGCATCGGTTTTGTTAACGTGCCATCCAGCGCGCATCGTTGATTTCAAATCCTGAGCTAACCCGATTAACGTGTCGTAGTATGGGTTAAGTGGATCAACTACTGGCGCGGCATCAAACGTCGGCTCTTCATCGGTGATCCATGCAACAATGGCATCAATGATGGGCCAGATTTCGGGCACTTCTGGCGCGGGTTCCCAACCTGGCCGGCGCGCATTAACCGAGATGTTAAGAACGTTGTAGTTTTTACGCCACTGCTGAACAATCGGCCGCTTTTGATCCCGTGCGCGGTAGAACAACTCGCGCACATGTTGCACCATGGAAAGCTCAACTGCGGGAGAAAGCTGGGGCAGTTTATCTAACGGTGGTGGAGTCGCGGCTGGATCATCTTCGCCCATTCCAGCTTCCGCACGAGCATCAGGCATCTGCGGTGGAGTAGCAATCATTCCGGTCATATGCGTATGCCAATCTTAAACGTCTAGGCCAGGAGCGGTCACCACAGGCTCACCCCTATCATGCCTGGTCCGGTTGTCATCCGCAAGCCCCTCTTCAGTAATGCCGAGAGTTTCAGTATCACGCATATCAACCGGCTGGAAATTATGTGGGATACCAGTGCGTTCAGTAGCTTGTTCTGAGGCGATTTTAAACTGTTCCTTAAGGTTGCGGTTGCCGCTGACGTAGGTGCCGGTCGCGGGGGAGAAACCGTCCGCTAAGGGCATGGTGAAACTGAACCCGGTATACGTACGTCTAAACACACCATTCTCGCTGCACTCAATATCCCTAACAGGCTGGTCACGAATCAATTCATACGCATCAATCGACGCCTCCCAAGAAAAGAACCGTCCACAACCATCACATTTAAACTCATACACTGCCATCAGTCTACCAATCTTCCCAAGGGGCGCGTTCAGCAACCCCATCCGTTACATCATTCCTAGCCATCATCTCACTCATACCAGTATAAACCTCCATTGGTGCTTCAAACTGGTGACAGGTTAGTGCCTGGGCCATAGCCATGACCGTATCATCATAGCCCTTTACACCGCCACCACCCTTAGCCGACTTCACCTCATTGGCTGGACCATACGTGCCATTACCTAAATCAACGTAATTCGATGCCTCATTGAATAAGGTTTGGCTGTGGATGGTTAAGCTATGGTCAACAATACTCCGCAGCATAATACCAATCATCAGGTTTTTACTCTGCATAGTTGTGGACCAACCATACTGCTCACCATTCATTTTACCCGGTGTAGTGTCCGGTCGCTGTTTACGGTACAGCTTAGGGTAGTTCTTATTCAGCAAAGCACCAATCGTACTATAACCAGGCCCCTCAATTTCCGTGGATACCCATGCCGTGTGGTAATAATGGCCGAGTAAGAATAAGACGTCAGCGAAGGAAACGGGATCAATACGACCTCTCCACTCCGCCACCTGTTCAAGAGTACGCCGATTGATAACCTGTGCGACCGCGAAATCCCCTCGCGTTGACCTAGTGGGATCACCTGCCACATAATACTGTCCATATTCTGCATCCTTGCTAGGTGCCTTGAAAATCGTTAACGGTCCATCGCTAGCTGGTTTAAAATGCACACCAGCACTATCTTCATGTAACAAGCCTTTATACCCCGGCTCAGGCTTGTAACACACCTGCAAATCGCCCTGAGGGAACACATTCGTACCTGACGCGATAAAAGCTTCCATAGGTGTCGCTGGGTACTCTTGCTTGAACAGGTTCACATCACCACCACACAAGTCACGAATAGCGTATCGGCGCCACATCAACCGATCATCACTGATCCCCATCTCGCGCAAATGCTTCTCTTCCTCATCCAGTTCTCCCATACCACTGAATGGAATACCGATAGCGGTCGCGGTGTACTCAGGGTGACGATGCCATGGAAAGAACAACGGCACAAACTCACTATCCCCAGCCTCAGCCTTCATCCAAGTGTTATGGAAATAGTTACCCATACCATTAGCGGTAGATTCCAACACCAACACTGAACCTGGTTTTGCATGGAGCGTTTGACGTAAGCCACCCATGACCAGTTCAGGGTTAGGCCAGAATGCAACCTCCGACGCATGAACACCACGAAACGTAGCCGAACGACCAACAGCCGTATTACCAGCCGTAGCAACACCAATCTGAGACTGAGTTTCAAGCCACTGTAGGTGATTCTTGCCCTGGTATTCCGTTGTGTAGAGCTTGTTATAGGGGTAGGTTGTCCAATAACGTTTGGTCATTGCTAGGAGATTCTGTGACGCTTCAACCTCATGAGCGATAACCAACGCGCGATAGTTGTTATACATGAAGCACAAGATGAATAACAGGGCTTCGGTAACGGTTGAAATGCCCAACTGCCGCGCTTTAAGCACGATAATTCGGACGCGACCATTGTACTCTAACTGCCGCTCAACCTCAGCAATATACTCCTTCTGCGCCCAATTCAGCTTAAACTTCTTAATCTCGCCATCGGTCGTGAGGATGGAAAGCTGCTCTACAAGGAAAGTTAAATTAGCCATGTGGAATTCTCCCGTAAACCCTCAAACACCACAGACTAGACCATCGAAACATAACCTTACCACAACGCTTACACCGCTTCTGAACAACGTCCAGATTTATAGCGCGATGCAAAGAACCAACTTGATGAAAACACTGCCCATTAGCCAAGACGAACCACACCACCAGGAATGGCAGGTGCATCAATCGGCAAACCATCATCCGTTAACTCAGGCTCAGGTGCTGCATTAACCCCAACACCCACAGCGATACCCTGCTGGAAAGACTGCTGCATTAACGCCATCTGCTCACGCAACTCAGCCAATTCATCAACCTGCTGCTGATTCTCCGACAGCTTCACAATCGCCGGAATAACAGCGCGCATAAGAGCATGGCGAACCTGCGGTGTACCAGTAGTAATATCAATTTCGGCCTGACGCAAAGTAAGGTTGATTAACTTCCTGGCGCGCTCCTGAAGCTCAGTATCGTCCGCAACCGCAGCCTTAGTGATTTCGATAAGAGGATCAGTTCTAGCCATCAGACCCTCCACCACTTCCACTATCAACAGTTAAAAACGTAGGTAGCTGCATGCATGAATCACTGGGCACTTCACCATCAGGACCAGCAACCGTCACAAACAAACCACCATCCGCTTTAACGCGAACCAGCGCGCCAATCGGAAACACATTCAACCCACCAAACGGGTCAATGATATTCTCGGGCAGAATGGTTGCAGCGCGCGAGGCAAGGTCCACGTCAATCAACACAGTACCGCACCACGCACACCTTTGCCGGACCTGATTCTCAATACGGAGCGGCAGACCAGCACAATGCACAATCTCACCCTTAACTTCACCCATTATCCTGCACTCCCATCTTCAGCACCTTCCACGCAGCACGCGCCCGAACCTTACCCTCAGCCACCAACTCAATAACCTCATGGCGCTTATTCTCATACCACAACTCGACCTTATCCGCGCCAGGAAACAACTCAACACACGGCATGGGGTTGGAATCGGGACGCTTATATGCGGGGGTTGAAGCAAAGATTGTTTTGCCGGTCGGCCGACCCCAAAGCAAAGAATCGGCATCCATTAAAGGGCCAATTCTAAACATGCTTGGATCAAAAATATACATGCGATCTTCAGGCACTAAATCCGATTTATAAACAGGAATACCCTCAT